GCCCCGCCCGCCTCCCAGGACTACACGCGCAAGGCGAAGCTCAGCGAGGCGTTGTTGGCTGCCAGCGCGTGCCGCACGACGATCACCGAGACCGTGCAGAGCGCCAGCGCATTGCCGGCGGCCGGCGGGTGGGGCTGCGAGGTCTCGGCCGCATCGGGCACCAAGTACGTCGCTCAGGTGGCCACCAACGCCACCGGCATGATCTCGGTGACGGTGCAGGGCATCGGCGCCGGCGACATCGACGGCCGCATCATCACCCTGCGGCCGTTTGCTGACGTCGCGCAGAGCGCTGACCCGGCGCCCGGCGGCATCGTCGCAAGCTGGCGGTGCGGCAACGCCAGCGACGGCACCACGATGCCCGCCAAGTACCTGCCAGGCTCGTGCAAGTGATCGTCGGCCCCACCGCCGTCACGCTGCTGCTGGGCGCCGCGGCCCTGGCGTGTGCGTTGCTGGCCGGTCTGCTGGCCTGGGGCCAGTCCGAGCGCCGCGCCTGCGAGCAGGTGCGCGCCCGCACAGGCCTGCAGGTGCGGTACGAGGCGGGCTGTCAGGCGCAGACGTGGGATGGGCAGTGGCAGGCCATCAGCCCGCGCTGACGTAGAGCTAAGCGGCCCGCGCGTGGGCCACAGGAGCAATGAATGAGCGACAACGATTCGAGCGCCGCTGACCGCGGGTCCGGGTTAAGCGCCGGGTTAGGCGCCGTGCTCACGTACACATGCCAGGGCCGAAGCGGCATCTACGGGGCAACGATTGGCGCCAACGGAGCGGGCGAGTGGTGCGTGCTGTTCATGGGCACGCCAGTCGATGCCGAGAACGCTGCTGCCGAGTACCTGCGGCGACTTGAACGCGGCGGCTATCGCATCTCCGCTCACAGCATAGTGACCAATGAGCCGAGGTTCACTGGAAACTCAATCCGCTCGGTGCAAGCGCCGCTGCCTGGCGGGTTCAGCGCCTAACGGCTAGCTCAGGGGCGCGCCCGCCCGGCGCGTCGACCACTAACCGCGGTGCCGGGGCGCGTCCCTTGCAGCGCACTGTTCGGCCTCTGTGGCCGGATCGAGAGGACTATGGCGAACCTAGAACTTGCAGCGGCCTTCGGCGCCGCAGATGCCGCGAAAGAGCAAGACCTGCGAGGCTATTACCCGATGGCTGCGCGCGTGCTGGCCGAAGAGGTGCGCCGCTTGAAAGCGGAGCGAGACGCGCTAGCGCAAGAGGCGCACGTTTGGAGCAAGGCTGCAGAAACCTACGCAGAGCATGAGGCCGACGCCAAGCGCCTGGACTGGCTGATGGCGAATAGCGGCCTGATCTTTGGCCACGGCTGGTGGGCGCTGAAGACCTATGCTGACACCGCACCAGACGACCCGCTGGGCGTGCTGGACTGGATTGACGCTGCCATGCTGCGAGCCGAGGACGCCGATGCTCGCAACGAGGAACAGGCCGCGCGCACCGCGTGAGGCCGAACGTAGAGCTAAGGGGCCGAGCCGGCCTGCCGGCGAAGTCCCTTTAAGCGATCTGTTGTGCGGCCGGTTGAAAAGAGAGGAAACGATGGCGAGCTTTGTCGAGAACCAGTGGCTGGCGACGGAAGTCTGCTGCAACTGCGGGATGCTGTTTGCGATGCCCGCCGCCGTGCAGCGGCGCCGCCGAGAAGACCACAAGAGCTTCTTCTGCCCCGCTGGGCACGAACAGCACTACACGGGCCCCACCGAGGCTGACAAGCTGCGACGCGAGGTCGAACGTGAGCGCCAAGTGCGCGAGGCCGCGGAGGCTCGCGCCGGCAAGGCGGAGCAGAACCTGGCTCAGGTGGCGCGCGCCCACCGCAAGATGCGCGAGCGCGTGATGAACGGAGTGTGCCCATGCTGCAACCGCAGCTTCGGCAACCTGCGCGAGCACATGAAGACCGAGCACGCAGACTTCGGCGGCGCGCGCACCCTGCTGGAGCTGCGGCAGGCGTTCGGCATGACGCAGGCAGCTGTCGCCAATGAAGCTGGCGTACCGCAGCCGGTGGTGAGCGCGTTCGAGCGCGGAAAGCCGGTGAGCCGACAAGCCAGTGAGCGCCTACAGGCGTGGCTGGACATGCAGGCCGCATGACGCACAACGTCGGCGGTAACCGGCTTGCGCCCACACAGGAGCAACGATGAATGACACCCTTGCCGGCGCGAGTCCGGTTGACCAACCAGTTGGGCGGCCCTTGCCGAAGCGCGAGGACGTTGCCTTGCAAGTGGTGCCGTGCGACCTGAAGACGGCAAACGAGTTTGTGCGCCGCCTGCACCGGCACAGCAGGCCGGTGGTGGGCCACAAGTTTGCGGTGGCTGTGGCGGCGCGGCTGCCCATTGGCGACACGCGGCCGGGTGGCGCAGGCTACGGCATGTACATGGATTGCATCGTGGGCGTTGCCATCGTGGGGCGGCCCGTGGCGCCGCGCCTGGACGACGGCAGGGCCTGCGAGATTACGCGCCTGTGCACAGACGGCACGCCAAACGCCTGCAGCATGCTCTACGGCGCTGCGCGCAAGGCGGCCCGCGCGATGGGGCATGCGCCGATCTACACGTACACGCTGCCGGACGAAGGCGGCGCCAGCCTGCGAGCCGCTGGATTCAGGCTTGACCAAGACGACGCGGGCGGAAGCGCCGCGATGTGGCACAGCCGGCCAGGGCGCACTGCGCAGCCCGTCGGCGATGACCTGATCGGCGGCAAATGGAGGTGGATTGGATGAGAAGCCGAAACGAAGTGATGACGCCGGAGGCAACTGGGATGATGTTGACCGACCGCGAGTTGCAAAGCCAGCGCAACCTTGGCAACGAGGCCGAGGCTGCTGCCGATGTGCTGGCTGCCGTGAAGGATCGCCTTGGCATCACGGATCACGATTCCGCCACTGATGCAGTGGCGGTGATTGACATGCTCATGAGCTGGGGGGTTGATGCCAACCGGCGAGCTGATCGGCTGGCGCAGCACTTGCGCAATGTGCTGGAGATTGCCCGCACTTGGCAGCCGGACTACGCCACCAAGATGGACCGCGACACGCTCGATCTTGCTGCGGACGAAGCGGTGGCGGGACGATGAACAACCTGAACGACGAAGCGCCAAGCAACGCCGCGCACTGGCACAAGGTGGCGACCGACGCTCTTGCGGAGATTGACCGCCTGAAACTGCAAGTGGCCGTGGCTGACTGGGTGAAGCGTGATGCCGCGCGATACCGCTTCGTGCGCACCGCCGACAAGGTTGGGATCAGCGCCGAAGCCGCGCGAGACCCGGCCGTGTACGACGCGGCCATTGACGCTGCGATGCAGCGCGAGCGGGAGCGCGAAGACCCGATGAGCGGGATTCGGTGATGACCCTGCAAGATCGCATTGACGAACTCGTGGCGCAGCACGGCAGCCTGCGCGCCGTGGCCCGCGTGACAGAGATCGACGTGGGCTACCTGTCGCGGCTGCGCTCAGGCGAGAAGGTGAACCCGGAGAAGACCAAGCTGCGACGCCTGGGCCTACGCCGCGTTGTGACCTTTGAGCGCCTGAAGACGCCCAACGCCCGAGGTAACGCGCCCGACACGGCGCGCACCGAGTAACCGAAGCGAGAAGGAGCGGCCCGCCGTGGCGGGTCGCGTTGACCGAAGTGTTTAGGAGCACCAGTAATGGCAAACCTGTTCAGGCAAACCGGCTCACCAGACGACGCAAAGATCAGCGTGAGCGACGTTGGATTCACATTCGGCGCGTTGACCGTGGAGCGGGTTTGCGCGCTTCCAAAGGGTGGCGCTGCGATCAGGCTGGAGACGCCGAAGATGTCTCTCAATGTCCGCGTGACCAAGCGCGGGAAGATGGTCGTCTTCACTGATTCCGGCCTTGAGCTGCTGGTCACAAAGTGACCTGGGCCGTGTGGCAGGTGTTCTACATGACCTATGCAGAGATTGCCGAGACCGGACTGCCTCAAGAGCGGTGCAACCCGCCCCGCTTTGTGGCTGGACCAATGTCATTCGATGCGGCCCGACGCATGGTCGATGACAAGGGCTTCGGCTACTGCATGAAGCCGTGGAATGCCACATGACGCACAACGCTGGAGTTAAGGCGGCTGCCGAAGGCAGTCCGGCGACCGAAGGGAGCGAACCTTGAACGACTTGTTAGGCCCCCGTGGCCGGAGCGAAGAGACGATGGCGAACCTTGAACTTGCAGCGGCCTTCGGCGCCGCAGATGCCGCGAAGGAGCAAGACCTGCGCGGCTACTACCCGATGGCCGCGCGCGTGCTGGCCGAAGAGGTGCGCCGCTTGAAGGCGGAGCGAGACGCCCTAGCGCGGGAGGCGCACACATGGAGCAAGGCCGCCGAAACCTACGCCGCGCATGAAGCCGATGCCAAGCGCCTTGACTGGCTGATGGCGAACAGCGGCCTGATCTTTGGCCACGGCTGGTGGGCGCTGAAGACCTACGCGGACACCGCACCAGACGACCCGCTGGGCGTGCTGGACTGGATTGACGCTGCCATGTTGCGGGCCGAGGACGCCGATGCCCGCAACGAAGAACTGGCCGCCGCGCCAACTGACAAGGAAGACTTGACACATGGAGACCCACATCACCATTCCTATGGCACGGCTGGACGAGCTTGAGGATGCTGAGCGCGAGCGCGACATCCTGCGCAAAGACCTGCAATACGCCCGCGACGGGCTGACAAAGGGCCGCAGCCGGCTGCGCGAAGACAACGAGCGGTTGCGGGAAGCGCTGCTGTGGATTGAAGGCGCCACGGCAGCAACGCCCGGCCTGACAGACGCAGAACTTGGACGCGCCATGGCTGCGATTGGCAAGAAGGCCCGCGAGGCATTGGGGCCTAACGTCGGCGGTAACCGGCTTGCGCCCACACAGGAGCAACGATGAACGACACCCTTGCCGGCGCAAGTCCGGTTGACCAACCAGTTGGGCGGCCGTGTCCGAAGCGGTACGAAGGCGGCCGCATCAGAGGCGGGTGCAGCCTGCACGATGCCGAGAAGCCGGAGCTTTGCCAGAAGCACATGAGCCGCTGCCCGGAGCCGCGCACTGTGGATTGCTGCGGCGTGGTGGACGAGCACGACATCATCGAGTGCAGCCGCTGCGGCAAGCAGTGGACGGTGCCGTGCAACTTTGACGAGGACTACTCATGACGTACTCGTGGCTGGTGGAGAACTTCACCAAGGACGGGAAGTCCACCGGGCTCTACATGGCCTGTCAGGTGAACATGACCGTGACTGCCGACGTGAACGCGGCGCGCAAGTTCCGCAGGCAGATCACGGCCGAATTCCGCGCGCTGGACATGCGCGAAGCCAGGCGCGGAGACTGGCGCGCCGTGGAGCACGGCTTTGAGGACAGCAAGCCATGAGCAGAGAAGCTTTTGGCGACCCGCCCGAACATCAGGATGTGCCGGAGTGCTGCCCGAACTGCGGCAGTGACTTGTACACGCCAGGTTGCACGCACTGCGAAGAGGTGAAGCGGCGTTGCGCCGCCGAGTCCGAAGCGCTGGAGTCAGGCCCAAGCTGACGCCTTCGACCGCCGCGAAACCGCGCGCCTCTACGCCGTTGCGATTGGCGTCGAGCTTCCCCGCACATCGTGGCCAGGCTCTCGCAGCGCATCCAGCTGCGCCAGCTTGGCCACCCCGGCCGCCGTCTCCACCACCGCATCACGCTCGCGCCGCATCACGGCGGCCGACCCGGCCAGGCGGTCGATGACCAGCAGCAGGTCCATGCGGGCGGCCCGAGCCTCTAGCAGCCGGGCGCGCAGTTCCTTGACCTCCTCGCGCTCTGCGGTGAGGTCCCCGGCGATCTGGCACAGCCGGACGAAGATCGCGCCGACGATCACCGTCAGCACGCCGATGACGACGAGCGCGGGGATCACGGCGAGCTTGCGCGATTGCGGCTCGTGGTCGTGCCGTAGTAGTACCCCACCAGCCCGCCGACGATGGCGCTGATGAGGCTGCCGGCCAGGCCGGCGCGCACGTCGTCCGACCACGTCGCCGAGCCGATCAGGCCGATCAGCGACAGCACCAGCAGGTACACCAGCGGCAGCAGCGCCAGCGCGATCCAGAAGCTGGGGCTCTTGCGGATGCTGCCGCCGGCCTGGGCTGCCGCGTCGGCCTTGCGCGCGCCGTCGATGCCGCCGCTGCCCGCCTCGGTCAGCTCATACCAGATCGCGTCGATGGCCTGCGTGGCCGCCTGGGCCGCCGCCGGGCTGGCGCGCAGCCGCTCGGCCGCGTCTTGGGCGTTGACGGCGCCTGTAGCAGCCGTGACGGTCTCGACGACCAGCTCGGCCGCCTTGATGTTGCGCTCGGCGACCTGGGAGCCGCTGCCGAAAACCTTGCCCAGTTTCGGGATGGCCTCCACGATGGACGGCAGCACGGCGGCGATGATGGGGGCGATGGCGGGCATGGTGCTCTCCTTCGGTGCCGGCGGCACCCAGTCGGGCGCCTCTCCGGGTGGCATGGACGGGCCCGCCGCCGCAGCAGGCGCGGCTGTGGGCGGGTGTTCGGGCGTGGGTGGCACGTGGGTAGCCAGCGCAGCCTTGGCGCGCTCCCAGCGCTGCCGGCGTTCGGCCGCGCCGTTGGTGCCGCCGTTGATGACCCTGGTGATCCGATCGAATTCGCCAGCGTCGGCCAGCGCGTTGAGGTTGCGCGAGTCCCACCAGCACGCCGCCGACCAGGCGGCCCACTGCGGATCTTCCAGCGCCTCAGGCTGCTGCTCGAAGTCGGGAGCACCGGCCGACGCCAGCCGCTGCGCCATCTCGCGGTAGTTGCCGCGCCCCGTGATCTGGATCAGCCCGCGGCCACGGTAGCGTGGCCCGTCACCCGGCTGGGTGTTCCCCAGATCGCGCCGGCCCTCATACGCGCTGCCGTCTGCGATTTCGCGGACCCATCGGAACGAGCCGGACTCGTGCCCGATCTGCGCCAGGTACGCGGCCAGCCGGGCGGGCGTATCGATGCCGTAGTGCCGGCACGAGGCGTCAAGGTGCTCAGCGAATACGGCCGCGCGCTCTCGCGTGCAGCCGACGGCGGCTTGCAGAAGCTCGGCGGTGATGGCGATCACGGCTTGTCCTGCTTGCTGTCGAGCCGGTCGCGGATGTCCTGAAGGGCATCCATCACCGGCGCCAGCGCGTCCTTGAGCCGGTCATAGCGCACGTAGTCGGTGCCGATGCGTACCTCCAGCGCGGCCAGGTCCTTGCGCAGCGCCTGCACGGCCTGCCACAGCTCGCGGCCCAGCCAGCCGAGCACGGCGCACACCAGGCCGATCAGCCCGGTGACGATGGTCTGCAGGTCCACGCTCACATCACCCCCACGTCGATCCGGTGCCGCGCATCGGCCGCCACCGCGCGCAGGTACGCCAGGCACTCGGCGGCCTCGCCGGTCTGCATGTCGCGCCTGGCGCCGGTCGCCTCTTGCACGTACAGCACGCCGATCGCGGGACTGTACTCCAGCTCGATCAGGCGCGCGGTATTGAGCAGCACCCGCGGCCGGGCGCGCAGCTCGACGTGCACGCCATCGTGGCGCGCGATGCCGCGCCCACGGTCTGCCGACCACCACAGGCGCACGGGGTGCAGGTCGTCGCTCACGTCAGCCGCTCCGCTGCCGGCGCAGCTCATCGGCCCTCGCCAAGCCCGCGGCGTAGGGGATGCGGGCCAGCTTGTCGACGTCGTCCAGCATGATGGTCGGCTCCCGGCGGCTTACACCGCGTCGTAGGTCACGGTCGTCACCGTGCGCCGACGCACCAGCGACAGGCCGCGGCGCTGCACCAGGTCGCGCACGGCGGCCGCCATGCGGGGGCGGTACCAGTCGGCGTCGTAGGCGCTGCAGCACGTCATCAGCAGCATGCGGCTGCGGTCGGCCGGGTCCACGCGGGCCACGGCCACGCCGCAGATCGCGCCGCCGTTGACGCGCAGGCCCATGGCGATGTCACCCCAGGCAATGGCGCCGGCCACCACCGAGTACCACGCCGTCAGGCCGTGCGTGTTGCTCATGCCGTCAGGCAGCGCGCCCTCGCAGCCCCACGCGATGCGGGCGGCTGCCTCGGCCTCGTCGGGCTGCAGGGGGTCGAGCGTGGCGACCTGGGTCGAGGATTGGTGCAGCAGCATGGTGTGGCTCCTGGTGGTGATCAGCGTGACTCCGGCGGCGCGTGCAGGCGCTGCCGCTCGGCGATGTACGCGCGCTCGCAGTGGCGGTCGCCTTGCCACCAGAACAGCGCATCGATGACGGGCATCGCCACCCGGCCCCACAGCCGGCCGCCGGCGTGGGCGCGGTAGGCGCGGGCGCTCAGCGTCTCGTCGGCCCAGGCGCTGCCGTGCATGGGCGTGGCCAGCACGTTGACGAGCTGGTCAGCCGCGATGAAGAGCTGGTGAGCCCAGCGGCGCACGTGCAGCGCGCCCGTGGCCCAGGCGACGACGGCACCGAGCACGATCCAGACGAGCAGCGCGGCGAGGATGGCGGTCAGCATGGCATCAGCCTCCAGTGGGTTGCGGCAGGCCTTTGATGTGGCGCTCGGCCTCGGTGGTGACCGGGTCGAGCACGATGTCGGCGCGGGTCTGCCCGATCAACTCCTTGGCGACCAGGAGCCCCACGAACTGCGCCACGTCGAGCCGGCGCAAGTCGATGTACTTGCGCGGCAGCAGCAGCGTGACCATGCCCCGCACTTCCGGGTCGCTGCTGCCGGCGATCGCGAGCGCGTAGCCGCCAAACCGGTCCATGAACGGACCGACGTCGATCCAGTGGTACCGCGGGTCCAGATCCGGGTCGGCCCAGTCCGGCACGGCCGGCGGTGGCGGCGGCTCGGGGTACGGCTGCAGCGTCCACCGGTAGCGGCCCCAGCGCGCGCGCAGCTCGCCGGGCGTGGTGGTGGTGCTGGCCGACCGCCTCCTGCACGTACATGCACGAAAGCGCCGGCAGGTACTCGAGCTCGACCACGCGCGAGCCACGCCGAACCCGCGGCCGGGTGCGCAACACCAACTCCACGCCGTCGTGGCGCGCGATGCCGCGGCCGGATGACGCGCACCACCACAGGCGGGTGGGGTGTAGGTCGTCGCTCATCGCATCACTCCCACAGTCATGGCACCACAAGCTGCAGGCTGCCGAAGCCGATCACGGCATTGGCCCCGGTGTTGTCGGTAGCGAACAGCACCGTCAGGCTGGTCAAGTGCGTGCCGCTCGTGGCGTCGCTCAGCACGTACTCGCGGTCGGTGGTCATGGCCAGCCAGGTGTCGGTGGTGCCGCTGTCCAGGCTGTGACCGGTGGCGCTGACGCGAACCCAGTAGGTAGACGCATTGCTGGCCAGCACCGCGCCGGCCCACTGCCCCGCGTCGGCGTAGCTGCCGCCGCTGCCGCGCTTGACCTGAAACCGACCGTCGCCGAGAAATTTCAGGCCGATCCACGTGGTGGTCGCCGAGATGACGTGGAACGCTCCGCCGACGATCGGGCCGGCCGGAATGCCGCCCTTGGCCTTGGCGATGTTGAGCGTGCCGGTGATGTCGGCCTGGCCCGCCTTGCTGCCGCGGAACGTGACCTGACCGGTGTCGGCCGACATCGCGGTGAACGTCGCCGTGGCGCCGGTGCCGCTGGCCGGCGTCATGTTCGTGGCCGTCCAGGTCCATGCCCAGTTCGCCGTGTCGTCGGCACCATTTTTGTTGGCGCGGGCCGTGATGCTGGCCGATGACCAGTCGGTGACCACGCCGTCGCTGGTGGCCGGCAGCAGCAGGAAGCCGGGGTTGGCCTGGAAGGTGTAGACATCGCTGGCCGCGGCGTCCTTGAAGACCGGCAGCACGCTCTCCATCGGCAGCTCGCCCGGCTTGGTCAAGCGCAGCCGCACCGCGCCTTCGCTGCCGCTGGTGGCGGCCAGGTTGCCGCGGATCAGGTCGCGGCTCGACGGCTCCAGCGTGGGCAAGAACGCGCCCGACCAGTCGTCGTGGATCTGCACGTATCGGGTGTAGGCGTCGGGCGGCGAGATGCTGGCCGCGATGTTGTCGGTGCCGCCGCCCCAGGCCTTGCCGTCGGCGCTGAAGAAGACCTTGCCAGATCCGTCCACCAGGTACAGCACCCCAGACACCGGCAGCATCAGGTCCGGCTCCGAATAGCTGCTGGGCAGCGTGTACGGCGCCCAAGCGCCGCCTGGCTCGCGCACCAGCACCATCGTCGGGTCACCGCCGGCAGTGGCATACAAAAAGGCCACCAGCACCCCGCGGAAGTCCTTCACATCGAACGTCGCCAAGCCCGTCCGGCCCGCAATCGCATTGACGTCGACGATCACCCAACTGCCGCCGCCGTTGGTGCTCTCGCGCAGAACTCCGTCGCCACCGGCCGACGCCCATAGCGTGCCCACACCTGCAAAGCGGCACCCTGATGCCGGCGCCGTGTACGTCGAGAACGTGTCGCCATCCGGGGTGCGGTAGCAGGTCGCCACGCCCGATGCGCTGATGATCAGCTCATTGCCCACGCGGCTCATGATGGCCGCCTGGATGGCAGCCGGCAGCGTGTCCTCCACCCACGTCACGCCTCGGTCGCCGGATCGGATGATGCGGTCGGTGTAATTGCCCTCGCCACCGGCCAGCACGAAGCGCCCGCCGACAAACCCGCCGATGCGCATCACCCCGGCCGTCAGCCCCGTGTCTCGCTCCACCCAGGTCTGCATGTCATCGACACTCGTGCGCACCTTGCTGGTGGATCCATAGCCAATCTGCAGCCACGTATCGTCGCCAAAGGTCATCTGGTGCGCATAGCCCCAGCCGCTGGGCCACGGCGTCTGGTCGACGTCGTCGGTGCTGGTGATCTCCCCCAGCGCCAGCAGCTCGGTCACGTCGACGCGGTTGCCGGTGAGCGTGCTCACCACGTTGATGCCGGTCTTGCTGGCCGTCCAGTTGGCGGTGTCGTCCAGGCTGCCGCCCTTGATGACGCGGTACTCCGACCACGCATCGGCATAGCTGGCAACGTCGCCCGCGGCAGTCACCGGCAGGCGGATCTCGCTGCGCGGTGACCACACCACCTGATAGCCCGATCCCGACGCCTCGGCCTTGTCGACCACGAAGCTCGCGCTCAGCGCGTCCACGCCGTCGTCGGCCTCGATCAGCACCGCGCCGGTGGGCACGGTCATGGCGCTGACCGCCACCAGCACGCTGGTGGGGTTGGCGGCCGGGCCGGCGCCGCCATTGATGGTGGCCGTGACCCCGCTGTCTGGCGTGATGGCCCAGGTCCAGTCGTCGGTGGTGTCGGTCAGGCCCTCGTACACCGCGGCCTCGGTCTCGGCGCCGCTGTAGTCGCCATATTCGCCGCTCTCGTCGGTGGGCACCGCGTGCGTGGGGTTGCTGAGATACAGGTACGGGGCGGTCGTCGTCGAGTCCTGCCGGAACACGTCGAGCGTGTCGCTGGCGCTGCCCAAGGTGGCCGTCACGCGCACGCGGCGCACGCTGCCGCTGGCGCCCAGGCTGACAAACTGCGCCGCGGTCATGGTGCGCGCGTTGCCGGTGCCGCCCAGCGTGAAGGTGCCGAGGCTGCTACCGCCGGTGCGGTTGTCGAAGGCCTCGGCCGTGAAGCTGGCTGTGCCGAACAGGTTGATGAGGTTCGCCGTGATCGTCAGCAGGCCATCGCCAGGCGCCTGCGCCGTGTGCGTGGTGCCATCCGCGAACGCGAAGAATGGGAAGCGGTCGGTCGTCAGGTTCAGCAGCCCGACCGTGCCGATCTGGTCGATGCTGTCGTCGACGGTGACGCTGATGCTCGCCGCGTTGGTGCTGTAGTTGCCGCTCGTGTCGATGTGCTTGGCGCGCACGGTGTACGTGCCATTGGGCGGGCGCGGGTGCTGGTAGTCGCTGCCGGCGCCGCGCCACAGGAAGGTGGCGTTGGCCCAGCCGGTGCCGTCATAGCGCAGCTCAGTGGCGGCGTAGTCGGCCTCGGTGCACGGGTCCCAGGTGATCCACACCTGGCCGGGCTTGATCTCGTAGTCCAGGCCTGTCACGTCGTCAGGCGGCGCGGCCAGGCCCTCGGCCACCAGGCCGATGTAGGCCCAGTCACCGGCGCGGCCGGATGCGTTGATGGCGCGGGCGCGGAAGACGTAGGCCACGCCCACCTGCAGCGGCCCCAGGGTCACCGTGGTGGCGTCGCCAGGCAGGCTGCCGGTGCCCCATGGCGTGCCGACCTTGGCGGTCTGATACTGAATGCTTCCGCCGTTGGCGACAAAGGGTGACTCGCTCGCGTCCCAGGTCACCACGGCCTGGGTGATGATCGTCCCATCGGCCAGTCGGATGGCATTCTCGTCCACCGCCAGGTTCTGCAGCACGGCCGGCAGGCCGAAAGGGTTGGGCAGATTGGTGTCTGGCGCCAGGTCGCCGACGGTGGCCTCACCCCACGCCCAGTCGTACACGCCGGCCGCGGTCTCGCGCAGGGTGTACTGGATGGTGCCCTCGCGCGTGAGCGTTCGCTCCAGCACCTCGAAAGCCTTGGCCGTCCAGCCGTAGGTGGCCAGCGTCAGCAGCACCGTGTCGCTGGGCGCCAGATCGTAGGCCTTGAGGTTGCACTGCAGCTTGACGGTGACGGCCTGTCGCCCACGCTCGAGCTCGATCTTGGCCAGCCGCTGCGCGCGGTAGGTGTCGGCCAGCGTGGGCACGTCGACCTGACGCACGATCTGCACGCCGCCATCCTCTGCCTCGTAGCCGCTGTTCTCCACCAGCGGCGCCTGCAACTCGGCGAAGCTGGTCGCGTCGCGGTAGGTTGTGCGGACGGCGTTGAACAGCTCGCTCCGGCTGGCCTTTGGCATCACGCTCACCGGCCCGGCCAGCATGTCGGCGGTGATGGTCAGCGTGGGCGTGCGGTAGGCGCCAGGCCGCACCAGCCAACGGCCCTGCGTCCACACCGCGCGGCCCGACATGCAAGCCAGCAGCTCGGCCAGCACGTCGCGCGGGCTGCGGTCGGTGGTGATGCTCAGGTCGCAGGTGTAGCGGGCCTGCACGTCCTCGTCGTCGAGGCTCAGGTCGATTTCTTCGTCGCAGATGTTGGCTGCGGCGGTGATCTCGCTGTCAGGCACCTCGGCCGTGTCGGCGCGCATGCCCTCGTCGCTGCGCAGGTAGTCGGCCACGCACAAGGCCGCGTTGTTGCTCCACGCGGTGGTCGTGGTGCGCGGGTCATAGACCTTCTTGCCGCGCACCACGGCACTGATGTTGGGCACCCCCGTCGACCCAAAGACATCCTGGTCGTATTCGAGGCGCACGTACAGGTAGCAGATGCCGCGGCCGCGGTGGTCGCTGGTCCACTTGCCGTCGCTCTCGGCCACCAAGTCTGCGCACGCGGCCTGGTCGGCTGCGCCCAGGTACTTGCGCACGCGCACCAGCGGCGTGGCGGTCTGCGTGTAGGTGTAGCCGATGGTGACGCTGGTATCTGCCGGCAGTCCGGTGATCGTGCTGCTGCCGGCCGTGTGGCTGTAGCCGGTGTGGTGCGTCTGCGTGGCCGCCTCGCCGACACCGATCTCGGTATAGGCCGCGGTGATCGACTCGGCATCGCGCGGCAGCGTGAGCTGCCCGCTGCCGTTGGTGGTGCCGGTGTGCACGTCGGCCTGCGTGCTGCTGCCCTTGGCATATTCGCCGCTGGTGATCCAGCCGTCACCGTCGGCCTCTGGCAAAGGGACTTCGTTGAAATAGACCGTCTCGATGGCGTCGCACTCGTGCGCGGCCAGCGCCACCACCATGTGCAGATACTGGCTCTTGTCGCCCGTGCTCTCCATGTAGACGATGGGGCCGCTGATGCGGTCGCGCCCGTACACGATGCGCCGCGGCGCGATGGCGCTGCGGATCATCACTTCGCGGTCCTTGGCGCTGGCGTTGGCAGCGGCGCGGGCGCGCGCCTCGGCCTTGCGCGAGGCATATCCGCTGTAGGCGATGGCCGAGGCGGCGACGACGACGTAGGCGTAGCCCATGTAGGCCGCGGCGCCATAGACGTAAGTGCCAGTGGCGAAGTAGCTGATCGCACCGGCTACGGCTTCGGCCATGTCAGACCTTCCAGGCGCCCAGCGCCTCGCTCATGGGCCCAAAGGCCAGCCCTGCGGCGCCCGGCGCCGCCCACACGTGCCCCAGGCACACGCCCAGCAACGACCGGCCGCGCTGCCGCAGCAGCACCACGTCGCCGCGCTGCGCATGTGCAGGCGCCCGCATGGCGCCAAGCTGCGCCGTTGTCGCGGCAGGCAGGCCGCCCAGGCTGCGCAGCGTGGCCACGGCATCGCGCCGGCCGCTCCATGCGGGCAGCGGAACCATGCGGCCGGTGATGGCCAACACCGAGCCGGCCGCGAAGGTGCAGCAGTCGTGCATGCCCCAGGCAAAGACAAGCGACCGGGTCGCGTCGATGTAGGCCGCCAGCAGGTGCGGCCAGTTCGGCAGGCGGCGGCTCATGACTTGAAGAAGGCCGCGCTCGGCCAGACGATGGTGGCCTCGGCGATCTGCGCCGCGTACTCAAAGAACTTGTCGCCGCTGTAGCGCGCCTGCTGCTCGGCGTCGCTGAACAGCGCGCCGCTGGGCTGCTGCCAGGCGATCATCTGGTGCTCGGCCGTCACGCGCAGCACGGGCTGCTGGCCGTCGTCCTCCAGCGTCATCACGTCCATGACGCCGCGCCACACGCACGGGTCGACTCGCAGCGTGGTGCCGTCCACGATGGCCAGGCGGATCAGGCACTCTCGGCCCTGAACATCCTCGGTCAGCGCGGTGGCGATGGCAGCCGACTGCACCGCGCTGAGCGTGAGCAGGATGCCGCGCGCCTCGGTGTCGGTCTCGGTGATGGGCTCGATGGTGCCGATGCCCGACGCGCCGCTGTAGGTGTTGCTGCCCCACGTGATGTCGAACGGCAGATCGGCGAGGTACAGCCGGCCGCTGTCGAGGTCCAGCTCGACCAGGGCGAACATGGACACATTGGCCGCCGCGAGCGCCGCGGCGGTGTTGCTGTCGATGTTGGTGCGGCTCATGCGAACACCTCCACCAGATCAAGGCCCAGCGACGGCTGCGTCCACCCGGGCTGGCGCGGCAGATCGATGGTGGGTTCGGTCAGGATGTAGAGCGCGGTCGGCTGCGCCAAGGTGACGGCGCTGGCGCTGGACAGGGCCGCGCGCAGGGCGTGGCGGATGTGCACTGTCATGGCGCCGCCGCTGTCGGACGTGGCGTCGGCCGCCACGCGGCAGAGCTGGCCGTTGGCGAACCTGATCCAGTCGCCGCGAAGCAGCGTCTTGGCGTTGCCGCAGCCGGCCAGCGTCACGCTGGTGGCAAAAGCGTCGGCCGCCGCGCCCAGCGTCACGCCGCTGGTGTTGCAGGTGCCGCGCGGCACCGGGCGCTGCCAGTGGAAGATGCTGACGCGGTGCTCCATGCCGGACAGGCCAACGAGGAAGCCCTCGAAGTCGTCGCGCTCGTCTCGGCGCATGGGCGGCATGGTGAGCGACCAGCCCCAGCGGCTGCCGGGCCGCGTGACGGTCTGGCTGACGCCGTTCTCGCTGCTCATGTTGTGCCGCGCGTTGACGATGACGCGTAGCGCCGCGGTCTGCGGCACATAGGCGGATGGCCAGGTGTAGGTGGTCATCAGGCCATCCTCAAGCTGCCGCGGCGCATCATGTCCTGGATCTCGGCCACGGCTGCGGCCTTGGCGGCTGCGGCGGCCTGCATCACCTCGTTGCGGCCGGCACCCGCGGCTACGTTGATGGTCTGGTTGATGACCACGCCGCCGGCCGACGACACGCCCAGCTTGCCGTCGCGCCCGCGCTTGAGCGGCAGGATGGCCTCGGGCCCGGCCTCGCCCATCAGCCCAGTGCGGCCGCCGCCGAAGCCGAAGAGCGTGGGCGATGACACCACGCCGCCGGTGGCGAAGGGGATCACGCCGCCAGGGCCGAAGGCGTTGCCGTTGGCGCTGCCGAACAGGCTGCCCAGCAGGCTGGCGAAGAAGCCGCTGGCGGCGCCGGCCAGCGGTTCCGTGACGGCGCGGCGCAGGAACAGGCGCAGCAGATCCTGGCCCAGACCCTTCAGCACGTCGCCCAGCTTCTTGCCTTCGACGATGGCGTCCTCGAAGGCGCTGGTGAACGTCAGGTTCAGGTCGCCGCCCAGCTTGTCGACCGACTTCTCCAACTCGGGGAACGTGCCGGCCAGCTCGGTGAGCTGATCCTGCGCCGCCAGGATGGCCTCTTGCAGTTGCACGAAGCGCGCCGTGCCGGCGTCGGTACGGCTCAGCTCGTCGTTCAGCAGCGTGATGGTGCGCTGCGCGTCGGCCAGCCTGGCGCTGTCGGTCTGCGCCAGCAGCGCGTTGATCTTCTCCAGCTCGGCGCTGATCGGCGGCCCCACGTCGCCGCGATCGACCGGCGTCAGGATGCTGCGCAGGTCGTCGACGATCTTCTGGTCCAGGCCGGCCGCGGCCAGTTCGTCGAGCTTGGCCAGCTGCGCATTCAGCTCGGCGAGCTTCACCGTGTCGGTCTGCGCGATCAGGCTGGTGATGGCGCGCGTGACCGACTCGTCGAAGGTCTCTGGCCGGGTGATGGTGGGGGCTGGCTTGCTGGGGCCGGCAAGGGCCGGCAGGGATGGCCTGTTCGCAGCGCGCCGGCCTTCGTTGCCGTACTCATCCGGCGGCGCGCCCTTGAGGCCCTGCGTCACGTTCAGCGCACGCCGCTGCAGGTCTTCGAGCTGCTTGCGCAGGTCCGCCGCATCGGCAGCCCACTTGTTGCGCACGGCGCCCGGCAGCTCGAGGTTCTTCGACAGCGCGTCGGCTCGCAGCAGCCGGTCGGTCACGACGGTGATGGACCGCGACAGGTCTTCGGCCTGCGCAATGGCGCGGCCGGTCTCGGTGGGCGTGAACAGCGCGGAGAGGAATCCCTCCTTCTTTGCGCGCTCCATCAGGTTGTTGATGGCGGTGATCAGCGGGCCTGAGATGTCGCGCGCCACGTCGGTGGCAGTCTTGCCGAGCTGGGACAGGTTCTTGTTGAACCGGTCCACCTCTTCGGCCTGCTCCTTCGTGACGGTGGCGTTCAGCTGCCCGGACTCAGCCAAGTCCTTCAGCAGCGGCGCCACTTCCTTGACCGACTTGCCGAACAGCTCCTGCACCAGCCGGGCCTTGTTGCCGTCGTCCGCGTAGCCCTGCAGAGCCTGCGCCACCTGCAGCAGCGCTTCGGCCGGGTCGAGCCGGCGCAGCTCCTCGGCGCTCAGGCCGATAGCGGTCAGCGCCTGGCTGGCGCCGCTCTTCGGGTCGGTGTTCGCGAGCTGCTGGTTGAGCTTGATCAGCGCCGCGCCCACCGTGTCCATCTGCGTGCCGGTGCGCGCGGCCGCGTCCTCCAGCGCGGACAGGTTCTCCACGCTGGCGCCGGTGGCGTCGGACAAGTCGTTGAGCGCGTCGATGCCGGCGGCCGTCTCCTTCACGAAGGCGGCGATGCCGGCCACCGAGAGCGATGCCGCCAGCGCCGGGCCCACGGTGGCGGCCACGCTCTTGATGCCAGCGAATGCGCCGCTGATGCGGTTGGCCGTGCCCTGCGCAATGGCGCCCGCGCGGTCCATGCTGGCCTGCAGCGTGGCCAGGCGGGCTTCGAGGTCGATGGTGAGCTTGGCGATGGCCATGCGTCAGGGCTCCTGCTCGTCAGGCTTGCGGTGCGTCTTGATGGTCAGCAGGCGGTACATGAGGCCTTCCACGTCGCGCACGCCGTGCAGCGCGCAGATCAGCGGCAGGCCCGACCAGTCGATGCCGCCCATGCCGTTGCTCAAGGCGTTGAACACGCGGATGGCCAGCACGTCGGCGGGCGTGGGTTGCGGCGGGGTTTCGCCTTCGTACTGGATGCCCGCCTGTGCATCGAGTACGGCGATCAGTTTCCCGAGGCGGCGTCCCGCGCGGCGATGTGCGCGGTGATGGCGTCGACGATGGCTTGCGCCACCGGCTGCACCCAGTCGGCCCTGTCGCGCACCAGCTCGCGCCACAGCTCGCGCGTGAACGGCACTGCGTCGGCCGATCCCTGCGACGCGCCAAGGATCGTCGCCTCGGTGAAGCCGTCCCAGCCGTCGACGTACTCGACCACGTGATCGACCGACACGCCGGAACGGAAGCGGCCGAAGTCCGTCTCGGCCGGCCGCTGGATGCGCACGCGCAGGCCCTTGCCGCCGGGCAGGTCCACCCACTGGCGGCGCTGCTCGACCAGGCGGGCGATGAGGGCCGCCGCGTCCATCAGGCGGCCAGCGACAGCACGAAGCCCTTGGCGGCGAAGTCGAGCGAGCCGGTGCCGACGGCGCCAACCTGCACGTCCTCGCCCGGGGTGCTGGGCTCGCCGGTGAACACGCGCACGGCGCCATTGCCCAGCGTGATGCGCACCACCACGATGCCCTGCGTCTGCACCGCGTTTTGCAGCAGGATCATGGCGGCGCTGGGCGTGTCCTGCGCGATGACGTTCATCGTCACGTTCTGCGTCGGCAGCAGGCCCTGCTCCTCCTTGCGCACGATGTCCAGCAGGGTGGTCACGTCGAGCTTGTCGGCCGCGCCGCCGCCGATGCTGTAGCTGGTGGCCTCGCTGAGCGTTGACCACGTGGCCACCGGCTTGAACTTGCCGCTGGTGTAGGCCGCGTAGCCGGTGGTGTTCAGGCCCTGCAGCTCGAAGGTGTTGGTGGCCTGGTTCGCCACGCGCACGGCCTGCTTCTCGAGCTGGGCCATGCCGCCCACGTCGTAGAAGTAGCCCACCGTGCCGTTGGCCTGGCCGTGGCTGGTGGCCGTCGCCACGCCGGGGCTGGCCAGCGTGATGGCGGTGACCGTCACGTCACTGCCGTAGGTTGCCGCGATCTCGACCTTGACGTTGCGGCCCTTGACGTTTGCCATCGCTGGCTCCTTTCAGGAAAGAAAAAGGCCCGCACGCGGCGGGCCTGGTTGGTGATGCGTTGGGGTGGCTATGGCCACCAGTCCACTTCGAGCTGCACGCCGTCGAGGCCGAGGTCTTCGTCGAAGGTCGAGGCGTCGGCGGTCACGTAGGCGCAGCGCTCAGCCGGCGCGGCGTCGATGGCGGCGCGCACCAGGTCGGCCAGCGCACGCGCGGCGTCGGGGTCGCCGGCCCAGCACTGCACGCTGATCGACGCCTGCACGTCGTCGGCCGCGCCGAGCAGGGTCTGCACGGCGTCGGTGCGCACGGCGAAGACCACGCAGGGATAGCCGCCGCCCTCGGGCACGGCGTTGAGCGCGATGCGGTCACCGACCTCGGCCACCAGCGGGGCATGCGCGGCCAGGGCGGCGCGGAACTGCGACTCGGCGCTCATGGTGCGGGCGCCTTCGGGCGGTTGAGCTTCTCGATGGCCTGCAGCAGCCGCGGCATGATCAGGTCGCGCGCGGCACCCAGCTTGGCGGCGCCGGCCTCGAGGAACTTGACGCCGGGCACGCGCTTCGGTGCGCCGGCCTGGTTGAGCCGCCGACGCTCGCGCCGGGCCGCGCGGCCGAAGCGGTCGGGGCCAGCGGCCGGGTTCCAGCCGTAGGCCAGCCAGCGCCAGTAGCACGGGTCGTTCTGGCGCTTGGCGCCGCGGTTGCCGGCCTTCGCCGGTCGCACGTTGACGAAGACCCCGACATCACCTTGCCGCCTGGCCACCTTGCTGGTGCGCACCACGATGGCCTTGCGAACGGTGCCCGGCTTGCGGCGGCCGGCCAGCACGGCCGGGTCACCCGCCGACAGCGTAGGCGTGGCGCGGCGCGGCCCATCGCGCCCCAGGCGCGCACCCGCCCCCACAGCGCTGC